CGGCGTAAACCGGCGCGGCGCGGCGAACCTTCGGGAACAGCGAAGCAGGCAGCAGGGGCTCGGCGACGTACCAGCTATCGTATTCATCACCGTCGAGACGCTGATGCTTGCCGTTCACGACGGGACGCATACCGCGATACTCGCAAGCGTCGTCCAGATCACGCAGGTAAGCGTCAGCGTAATCCTTCGACACAATGCCGGTGTCGCAGCATGCATAACACGTGTAAGGAATACCGTCTTCGTCCAGTTCAGGATACAGGGGGTTGCATTTGGGGCAAGCGGCTTGAAGTGCGTTCATTTCTGTCTTTCGGTTGGTGTGCACGAAGTATACACCACCGTTGCCGCGTAACGCAACTAAATCAGAATTAATTTCTTTCTGAGCCATCGGGCCTGTCCCGTCTTGATTAAATGCATCGCAGCACCGCGCACTTGCAAGTAGGTGAGATCACACCAGCAAGCGAGGTCCATCTCAGTCATCGGGCCTTCGTCGCGTATCGCTCGTGCGACGGCAGCAGAGGGACCGCGCTCGATCACTGGCACGCTGCCGATGCTGCGCACGTGGTACTTCACGCCCATTGCGTCAGCCGTCGCCATGAGCGTGTCAGCGTCGTACCCCAGGTGCCGACAAGCGAGCCCCATGAGCACACCGACGAAGCGCGGGCCATGCCCTTCGTCGTCCGGTGTCAGCCGGTGCGCGGCCTCGTGCAGGATCGTCCAGGGGTTGCGCGCCCATCGGGGCAGGGTGATCCTGTGGCAGTCGTGCGCAATCGCGCTACGCTGCCCCCAGGCGGGCCGCTCGATGGGCGGCGCGGCAACCCTAGCGCGCCCATAGCGCCCGCGCTCTGCGCGCCAGATCGGGCGCAGGTAGTCCTGGCAGTCTTCCAGGGTCGCGAGCGTGCCGAAGTGGTGCGTGCCCTTCGTGATCCGCGTTTCCCAGGCATAGACCCGGCTGCGCTGATTGTCGCGCCCGCGTAAGGCGACATCATTGCGCGCCATCTGCGAGCCAGTCGAGCGCTTCGCGTGCGCATGGTGCATCCCATCCGAACATGCTCGCTTGCACAGCGGATCGAAGCACCGCATCGCTTGCGGGTCGTCCGTTCAGTTCTTCATGGTCCGGATGAAACACCGGCCAGAAGCCTTTTTCACCGAGCTTCACGCCGATCATCGGTGCGTCGACAAACGTCAACGCCATGTGCGCCGGGATGAAGATCATGTTCTTCGTGCTGCCGACGATGTCAGCTATGGTTGCGGTCATTGTGGTGCTTTCTTTCTGTGGGTTGCAGTGTGCGTGCCATTGCACGAAGGATGGCGTGTTGCTCGGGCAGCAAGTAGATGCCTCTGACTTCTGTAAGACCTTCGACGGTGCGTCGGGCTCGGTACAGTGCTTGTCGTTCTGCGGTAGTTTGTGCGCTCATTAGGGACACTCCAAAAAAATGTATCGTGTGAAGCTCATGCCACATTTGGTGCAGTGAGTCGGCTCTTCGTCGATCACATTCCCAGCAGTGTCCAGATGTTGAGCGTACTCCCACGTGTGCTGACATCCAGCAGGAAAAGAAGGAGAGACATGAACAGTATACAACGGATTATCATCCACATGGTCTTTGTCTTTCGTTGATTGCTCCAGTTATTGCGTAACGTTGCCAGCACCATCGCAGGCAAAGCATACACCATTCGCGACGTGAGCGAAGCTCCTGATCCATCCCGAGCCCATGCACCTGCCGCAGCGCATGACACCGGCAGCGGTGCGCTTAGCGGCGCGAGTGGCGAGCACTGCCTTGACAGCGGCGCGGGCGGTATCTTCGCCGACTGCCCAGGACCAGAACGCATCTTTCTGCTCTTGCGTCTCTTCGTAATAGTGTGTCATCGTCTGCTTTCTGTTGGTGAGCCTAGATTATAGCACCGTTATCGGGTAACGGTGCGTTGTTTATGCGCAAATTGCGCGGAAGATTTTCGCCTGCTCGCGATAGTAATCGCGTGTGGCCTGATTGACCGAGCGGTCACGCGAGGCTTCTTCGCACTCGCACACCGCAACAGCGGCAAGGAGATCGGCCTTCTCTTGATCGAAGGGACGCCCGAAGTCGGCGAAGATAAACGCGTCGTAAGTGGCGATTGCCTTGTCTGCTGCTTGATATTTGGTCATTTTCGTCTTTCGGTTGGTGTGACCGAATTATAACCCGTTATTGCGTAACGTCGCAAGCGCTTTCTGAAAATGTTCATAGGCGTCTGCTTTCGCTTGTCGGAACGTGGTCGACTGCGACACCTCGACACCGTTGTACTTCAGACTCCACACGTCACCCAGGCGAGAATGATCCTTCTCGCACGTGTAGTTGCCGCAGATGTACCGCCCGTGCGCATACTTGTGCCTGTGCCATCTCATGCGGGCACCTCCACGAGCACCCAGGCGGATACCCATTTGCGGCCTGCTTCACCTGGGACGCTCGCGATCTGCGGCACACCGTCGAATTGCATGACGCCTTCGCGCACGGCGACAGCGAACTTCGTCTGTGCGGCCTGGATGATGGCGAGTTCTTCGCGTGCGCGAGCGTGTCGCTTTGCGCGATCCGCATCTATGATGCGCTGCTCTTCTTCGAGCTTTGTGCGCTGTTCATCGAGCCATCTGCCGTGCCGTATCCAATCGATATTTTGATCGAGCAACCATGCCTCTGCTTCGGCATCGGCGAAGATTACGCTCGTGCCTAGACTACCCTCCCACGGTGCCTGTCTGCCGTTGATGCGGCCTGTGACGCTCACACGTCCGTTCTCGTGCTGGTGTACGCTGACCGAGTCGAGGAGCTTGCCTGCGTTGTTCTTTGCGTCGTTCGCGATTCTGAATTTCATGGTGTGCTTTCTGCTGTGGGTGGTTATTCGGTTTCGCTCGGTAGGTCGGTCAACAGTTCGTCATGCATCTCGACATCATCGAAGCTGATCTCTGCGTCGGGCATGTCGATGCTTGCTTCGTCTAGGTCGACGCTCTGCCATGCTTCGATCATCTCGCGCACTGCGCTGCCCTTGTCGCCTTCTTGCCAGCGTTCGGACTTCTCTTCGAAATCGTTCTCCCAATTCTGCGCGACATCTTCAGCGAACGACTTCGCTTCAGCGAGCGCTTCATTGTAGGCGTCGAGTGCCTCTTGCAGTTCTGCGCGTGCGACGGTCATCGCATCATTAAACGCTGTCACTGCGGTGTTGACCGCTTCGCGTTGCTCTTGAATCTTCACCGCGATTGCGTCGCGCTGTGCTGTTTGTTCTTTGGTGAGCTTGAAGGGCATTAGTTGCTTTCTTGATGGTAGATGAAATACTCGGCAGGGTTGCCGTGCTTCTTGTCCCTAGAGTTATACAGGGACGTTCTGCGGGTGATGAATTGCTTCGCCTCTTCCAGGGTTGCGCCTGCCCAGACGATGAGACAACCTCCCATCGGTCCGGCTTCGCATACAAAGTATTCTGGCATGTCTTTCTTTCAGTTGATGGATTTGAGTGCCGACATCGGCAACGCGATCTCTCCGCGCATCTTGCGGCCTGTGGTCGGGCAGACCTCTTTGAGTTGCGCATACTGCTCGTTGCCGATGGTGCGAAACCCCAGGATCACGAAGGTTCCGACCTTGACGCCTTTGACTGTTTGTCCGATTTGCATTTTGTGCCTTTCTGTTGGTGAGCTTGAATTATAGCACCGTTAGCGGGTAACGGTGCGTTCTTTTTTTTTATTTGACGGCGAAGGGCTTGTTCCACTTGCCGACGTTGATGTCGACATAGTGACCGACGTGGAAATAATCGGTCATGCTGTCTGACTTGTCGAAGTTGTCGAGGTTCAGAGCGTCGCTGATCTTTGCGAAAATCGCGGTCATCTCGGCGCACGTGAAGCACTCGTCGGTGCGCTTGTGGTAAATCTGCGCATAGGTCATCGTGGCAGGGTTGCGGAACTCGCTCGGCACCAGGGCTGCGATGATGTCGACGGGTGCCGAAGCGATGTTCAGAACGATGGTGGAGTGGTTCTGCACAGCGAGTGTGTACTTCCAACCCTTCGGCATCACCGGCTTGAGTGCGGCGGCGATTTTTGCTTTCTTGTCTTGATCTACGTAGGCCATGATGTTCTTTCTGTGTGTCGGTTGCTGAAGATTCGATTATAGCGAGTTTTTCGCCGTTATGGTGGTAACGGCGAAAATCTTTTGACTGTTACATCTCTTGTGCGAGGGCAGCGCTGACCATCTCGCCGATTGTCTTGCCGGTGTTGCGCTTGGCTGCGCACATGCGGTCGTATGCGCCCTTCTCATTGTCGGCGAAGGGACCATACAGAGCGTCGATCTCGGCGCTGAATTGGCGAGCGAGTTCCTGACGGCGGGCCATCGTGGCGTCAGCCTTCGCTTGACGTGCGGCCTTCGCTGCCTGGGCCTTCGTGTGCTTGGCGGCGTCGACCATCATGAAGCCTGCGCCATTGCAGCCGAAGCACACCGTGCCGCGTGTCAGGTTGAAACTGAACTTGCCCGAGCCCATGCAGCGTGTGCAGGTGATTTTAGTTGCTTTGGTCATTTGCGTCTTTCGTTAATTCGTTGCGATGACGAATTATAGCCCGACGTTATCGCGTAACGCAACAGCAAATGAAAATAATTATTTGGCGACGGCTTTGGCGGCGAGTTGTCCTGCATAGGTACAGGGTTCCCAGGTGATAACGGTGGTCACGGCACTGCCTGGACGCACCATGAGCCGGTCTGCGCGCCTGATGGCACGTAGAGCCGTTGCGGCGCTCTTGTAGGTTCGGTCGTGCTCTTTCCAGAGCCATCCGCCCGCAGGCAGTTCCATCAGGGTGATCGAGCGGCGAATCATCGCACGTACCCATTGCGGATCAGGAATGCCAGCAGATCGGCCTGTGAGCCTTCGCGGGTCTTTCCCTTATACAGTGGGTGGCAGTTCACGTAATAGACCGTCTTGCCTTCGCGGCATAGTTCGCCGATCAGATGCATTGCCTTCTCTTCGAGTCGTTCCAGACGTTCGACGGTCTTGTCGTCACGATTCATGCGCGTGATGTGCTTGCGTTCCATGATCTCGTCCCAGGATTTGCGTGCTGTCATTTCTGTCTTTCTGTTGGTGTGCCGCTAGTATAGCACAGCGTTACTCGATAACGGCGACTTCGACAACACTCCATCCAAAAGATAGCCATCGACCTTCGGTCGGTGCCCAGAAGCGATTGACTCGATTCAGAGCCACGAGCGTGACTTGTCGAACTTCGCCGGTGTACGTGATGGTGTCGCAATCCATGCCGGTGCGCGGGAAGCACCGATCATAGCGCAGCATGTCGAGGGGGAAGTCCCCCCTCCCTTCGACGGTGAATTTAATGTCTGCTTTTTTCATGATTACATGCTCGTATAGAGGCCGGTGTGTTCTTCGAACGAAGCGCACAGTTGATCGGCGAAGATGCTCTTGACTGCGGCCTTCGTGGTGAGCTTGAGCGAGCGCAGCGAATAGAACGTGACGTTATACAGGTCGTCTTCGGTCAGCGTGACGGCAACACGATTCACGCCTTTGGCGTTGCGGCCAATCGAGAACATTAGCGTTCCGCGTTGGTCCTTGGAGTCGAACGAGAAGTTCTTCGCGCCGGTCATGACCGCGAACTTGTTGCCGCCGAGTTGCTTGATGATGGTTTCTGCGATTTGCATTTCTGTCTTTCGGTTGGTGTGGATGAATTATAACCCGTTATTCCGTAACGGGTCAACAATCAGTTAGAAATATTTGTCAGGCCAGGAGCAGCGATTGCGCGCTGGACATCGGCGAGAGTGTAATAAATGATTTCCTTGTCTTGACCGAAGGCGACCGAGTGAGCGACGCGAAGCTCGCCGTCTTCGCCGATGCAAAATTCTTTCTTGCCGAAGACGTTCGCACCCATGATTGCGCGTTGCTGTGCAGCGCTCAGGCGAATCCACTTGCCTTCGAGCCCCAGGAGAGCGACGCATTCGAACAGTGCGCGAGCGTCCTTCTCTTCGGCGATTGCCCAGGCGGCGATTTCTTGAAACTTGATGGTGGAGGTGGTCATTTCTGGCTTTCTGTTGGTGTGAGGGAATTATAGCACCGTTTCCGCGTAACGGTGCAATTTCTTTTTATTCTTTCGGCAGTTGCGGCTTGCCCAGGCGGCGGCGTTCGTACAACACCGTGCACGCGTCGTTGACTTGATCGAGATACTTGCACTCGGCCTTTTCATCATGGCCGCGCATCGCGAGAGCGGCTTCGCCTGCGTCGCGCACGATGAATTCGAGTTCGCCGATGGATTTTGTACGATAAAGATTGAGCTGGTTCATGGTGCGCTTTCTGTTGGTGTGCCGCTAGTATAGCACAGATAAAAAGAAGAAGGGCAAGAGCCCTTCTCTTATTGTTCATTGCACCTTCGGGCGGTTGATGACGGTTTGTGCGACACCGTTGTACGCTGCATGCTCTTTCACCGTCGCTTTAACGGTCACGGTTGCGCCTTGCTCGCCGAGTTCAGTCGTGCCCTTGTACTTAAACACGTTGCCGTTAGCGTCGCTGCACAGGTGCATATAAGAGGTGCCGTACATGCCATCCATTTCGATGATCTTATTGATGGTGAGCGTAAACACTTCGCGCTGACCGACGGTGCCCATGTGATTGCCAGAGGTGGCAGGCGCGTCACGCTGAGCGATGCGCTCGGCCTTGCGTGCTGCGGACTTAGCCATCATGCCACGGGCGGCGTCGAGTTGAGCGGGTGACAGCTTGCCGAAGTCATCATATGAACCGGCGAGGGACCGGGCGAACTCGGACCAGCTAGAAGCGTTGCGCAGGAAGTCGATGACATCATAGCCGTCGGTGTTCTCGCGGTGGAACTTGTCTTGCGAAGCGTTCTTGATCTTCCGCTTGATGGCGGCTTCGTATGCTGCTTCGTCTTCGATCATGTTGGAGTTGAATGCGCGGGTCATGGTGTGCTTTCTGTTGGTTGCGGGTTGCTGATGACGCAATTGTAGCACAGGAAATTAAGCCGAGTCACGCGTAACGCAGCATAACTCGAGTTTTTTAGTCGGGTATTTGACTCGACGGCAATGATGTGGCAGGAAATTTAACTTGTAATCGTTGTCCACATGGCGTAAGGTGTCGACGGTTTGCTTATGTCTGGATTAACGCTCATCACGACAGTGCCACCATCATCTAAGTTGGCGGTGTTGCTGCGTGCCAAGGCTCGACCTTTGCGGCCTGGACTGCTGCGATGCAGACGATGTGGCTCGCAAACCTATGCACGTGTGGTCAATGGGGCTGTCCAGGGTAAGCGTGGTCCCTCCGGTGGAACAGTCGTGTACGCATGCGTCTGCTATGACTGTTTGATGGGCGGCATCACTGCGCCTATGATCTGGGACACAATCTCAATGACGCCAACTCCCAAAGGGAATTGAAGTATGTTCCTGACTCGCAATGTCATGATGAAATACCGCGCACCCGATCCGGATACGTCCGGCGGCGGCGGTGCCCCTCCCCCTCCTGCTCCTCCCCCTCCTGCTCCTCCTCCCCAGATTCCCGAGAACCTGAAGCCTCTTGTGCAAGGCATGATTGAGGCAGCAGTCAACGAGCAAGTTGCGGGATTGAAAGCGAAGAACGGCGAGTTGATCGGCAAAGAGAAAGAACTCAAAGCCAATCTCGCGCAGTTCGAAGGCATTGATCCTGAAGCTGTGCGAAACATTCTCAAGCGCTTTGCTGATGATGAAGAAGCAACTCTCATCAAGCAAGGCAAGATTGACGAAGTGTTGAACAAGCGCACTGAACGCATGGCCCAGGATTGGGACAAGAAGTTGAAGGCAGAACAGACACGCTCGGAAAAGCTCAAAGCAAAAGCCGACAAGCTAGCAGAACGTGCGATGGCTGAATCAATCATTAAGGCATCGCAGAAAGCAGGAGCGTTGCCTGAAGCAACAGAAGACATCGTGCTTCGCGCTAAGGGCGCGGGCTGGACTATCGACGACGACGGCAATGTTATCGCCATGAGCGGTGAAACAATTGTCTTCGGGAAAGATGGCAAGACGCCCCTCACACCTGAGGAGTGGGCGGCTTCTCTGCGCGAGAACGCGCCCCACCTCTGGCCGAGGGCACAGGGTTCCGGTGCAATGGGCACCAACGGCAACGCCAAGGGCAACGCTGATCTATCTAAACTCCCGCCCGAGGCTCGCATCACGCAATTTCGCGCACAACAGGCGCACGGTGCTGCACGCTGAAGGGTGAACATCCATTAAGGTGAAACAATGGCACTGACCCTAGTCGAAGCCGCCAAAATTAACTCTGGCGACATCGTGCGTTCAGCCGTCATCGAAATGTTTGCGCAGGAATCGGACATACTCCAAGTCCTGCCGTTCGAAGACATCGCAGGTAACGCACTCAAGTACAACCGTGAAGGCTCGCTCCCAGGCATCAGCTTCCGGGGCGTGAACGAAGCATTTCCGGAATCGTCCGGCGTGCTCAATCCACAAACCGAAGCGCTCGTTATTGCGGGCGGCGATTTGGATGTGGACCGCTTCATTATCCAGACGCAAGGTGCCGGTGTGCGCGCAACGCATGAGCGCATGAAGGTGAAGTCGCTCGCGGCTGGATGGACGCAAAAATTCATCAAGGGTGATTCATCCACGAACCCGCGTGAATTCGACGGCTTGCAGAAGCGTCTCGTGAATCAACAAGTCATCACTGCGGGCGCGGGCTCCGGTGGCTCTCCGTTGTCTCTCGGTGTGATCGATGATGCAACCGACACCGTCGACAATCCGACGCATTACCTCATGTCCAAGGGCATGCGGCGCAAGTTCACGGCAGCGGCGCGCACGACTGCGGTTGCGGGCTTCGTGACGTACAGCGCAGACGCATTCGGTCGACGCATCTCGCAGTACAACGATTTGCCGATTCTCGTTGCATACGGTGCGAACGGCGGCGATGACATCCTGCCCTTCGATGAAGCAGCGGCATCCGGTCCGGCAACGGCAACGTCGATCTACATCTTGAGCATCGGCGCGGGACGCATTCAAGGCATCCAGAATGGCCCGATGGATGTGCGCGATCTCGGCGAGCTTCAAGCCGCGCCAGTGTTTCGCACTCGGGTCGAATGGTACAACGGCATCGTGATTGAGCATGGGCGTGCTGCTGCCCGTATTCGTCACATCAGCAACGCGGCAATCGTTGCCTAAGGAGAACAAAATATGGCTTCTCGCACTTATGACAATCTGACGCTGCTGAAAGACGCAGGCGTCGTTACCGTCGATGCCGCTGCGATGGTCGGTGGCTCGGCTCGCGTTGTCGATGTTGGCGACGCACACATGGATGCCGTTGCTGTTGTCGACACAAGCGCAGTCGACACCGCGCAGGGCACGTACACCGTGCGCATTCAAGGCTCGCTCTTGCTGGCGTTCAGCACGCCGGTTGAACTCGCAGCACGCGAGGTCAAGGCAACAGGTCGTCTTGAGATTCCGTTTAACAACGAAGTCTCTGGCACCTACTATCGGTACATTCGCGCTTTCCATGACACGGGCGGCGCGGCACCGACGATCAACAACACGATCTTTCTGGCGAAGCCGTAAACAGGAGCACTCAATGAAAATCGGACTACGCTATACCGGCGACGACGAAGCTCTGAACAAGAAACTCGAAGCCACCGACGGTGTTCAATACTTCGAGCCCATCGACGCACGCGAGATTCTTTCGTCGCCTGGGCAAGACTACGAGATCGATGAAGAGTCTCGCAAGCTGATCGGCATGCAATTCGATCCGCGCTTAGGCAATAAGCAAAGCATGCGCAAAGCAGGCAAAGAAGGTGACGAAGAAGAAGCCATCAACATCCCGCAACTGCAAGGCGCAGACGCCGAGTTGCAGACGGGTCTGTCAGCCGAGAAGTATGGCCGCAGTCAAGTGGTCAAGGCGGTGCCTGATGCGGCACCGACGATGATGAATCCGGTGACGACATCGGGTCGCCCGTTGAACATCGAAGAAGTCGGCAAGGATGCACCTACCGATTATCAGAAGGCACCGCAAGAAGGCGGCACGCGTGCTTCTGAAGGCAAGACATCCGATGAGATGAGAGAGGCACTCAAGGCCAAGGGAGTGCAGTTCCCGCCCGATGCGAAGAAGGCAGAACTCGCAGAATTGGTCGACCGTCACAACGCACGCTGAGCGTGTCGTGACTTCGCATCGAGCGAAAGCTCGAATCATGAAACATCAAGGAGATTTATTCATGGCAAAACCAGACGATCCAGGCTCGCAAGGCCGAAGCAATGCACCCGGTCAAGGCGGCGGCGCACCCGGCAAGAGCGGCGAAGCTGGGCGCGGTCATTCGCCCGAAGCGAAGGCAGAACGTGCAGCACGTCGCGCACGTGGCGAAGATGTGCCCGAGCCCCCGGAAGACGAACAGAGCGGCCCGACGACTGCGCCCGGTGGCGACACACCGCAGATCAACCCGCTGAACAAACCCTGACATCTCCTGTGGCCGATGTTGGTCGGTCGGATTTTGCTCCGGACTTCGGTCCGGAGATTTTTAATCGAGAGGCTAAAGATGAAAACAGCGACAAGATCAACGTCAATCGTTGACGACGATGAACCTGCACCCATGCAACCCGATGAAGTCAAGCCATCGGTCGATGTCGGACGGCAGAACGTGAAGGCCATGCCTGCGTCTAAGAGCGAGGCACCGAATGGTGCACCGTCGGAGGGACCGAGCGAAGAACTCGGTATGACTGCTGTTGTTGACAATGCGCTTCAACAACAAGCCGAAGGCGAGACTGTGCGCATGCAGAAGGATGGTCAAGAAGTCGACATCGGCGTCGGCGATGTGGTGATTCACGAGCGTTCCGGCTGGAAGAGACTCGACAAAGAAGAAGGGGTCTAACGCATCATGGCTGTAGCCGTCTACCCGGCTCCGGGCTATGACAGCTTCATCAGCCTAGAGGATGCCAATACATATCTAACTGCGCTCGGCTTTGCGAAAAACGTCTGGGACAATAAGACAACGACTGAACGCGAAGCAGCATTGAGGCGCGGTACACAGTTTATCTTTGCGCGCCGACTTCTTCCGGCGGCATTGTGGGATACATCGGTAACACCGGCCATTGCGCGTGTGCATCCGAATGTCGCTGCGGCAACGGCTGAAGCGGCACGTCGCCATGTCGAGGGCACACTGTATCGCGATCTAGACTCTGCGCCTGTGCTTGAAAAGACAGTCGGGCCTCTAACGCTGCGCTATGCACAGCCTGCCGCTATAGATGAAGCGGCACATTATCCGATCATCGGCGATTTGCTGTATGGCTTGATTGAACGCAGCGGCGGCGCGGGCATGGGCTCTGTGCTATTCGAAAGAGTCTGATGGCATCTGCACTGTATGGCGAGCTAGCACAAGCAGCGGTTGACTTGCTCAATGAGCTAGGACAGATTGTGATGCTTACTCGGCCTGCTCCCGGTGCAGGGTATGACCCTGACGCGGGTCTAGTTGATGAAGGCGAAGTTCTTGTATGGAGTGCAAGCGGTGTTGAATTTGAATACAACCAGCGTGAAGTCGACGGTGCTCTCATACAGAGTGGAGATCGTCGCGTGCTTATTGCTCCTAATCTGGGCACGACTCCGCAGAGCGGTGATGTCATCACGCTTGGCGCGTACCGTCTCGAAGTTGTGGAGTCTCGCCCGCTACAGCCTGCGGGCGTGGTCGTCTTACATGAAGTACAGGCGAGGGGAACATGAGCAACTTCGATAACGCAAAGTTCGCTGACGACATCAGGAAATTTCAGCAGAAGACAAAGTTGTCGATGGATGTGCTTGTGCGCAAAGTCATCATTCAAATGGGATCACGAATGGTCAAGATGTCGCCAGTAGACACAGGCCGGTTTCGTGCAAACTGGATGCCCGGTATTGGCTCGCCAGATACGTCAACCATCGACGCAGTTGATCCTGATGGATCAACAACCATAGCGCGCATCACTGCGGCTTTCGCAAATGCGCAAGCTGGCGGTGTGCTCTACGTCACCAACTCATTGCCATACGCGAGGCGGCTGGAATACGGTTGGTCAAAGAAAGCTCCCTCACCTCCTGGCATCGTGCGTGCAACAGTGCAAAGCTATGCCGCATACATTGCGTCAGAAGTTAAGGACATCAAGTGAGCATGCCGCAAATTCGTCGTGCGTTAGAAAAACATTTGGCAGCGCTCACGCCATCTGTTCCTACGGCATGGGATAACGTGGGGTTCTCGCCACCGGCTGATGGCTCGGTGTATCAAGAAGCCCGCTTCGTTCCTACTGAGCCGATCACGCCGATGGACTCGCTCACATTCATTGAGCAAGGCTTCTTGCAAGTCGCGTTGTTCTATCCCCAGGGTAAAGGTCCAAGGGACGCTGAGAACCGAGTAGATGCATTGCGCGCGCACTTCCGTCGAGGCACAACTTTGACAGAAGAGGGTATTGAAACAATTATCACCCGCGTGCCTGTTGTGGCGGCTGCTGTGCCCGCTGAAGGTCAGTGGCGGGTTCCGGTAACTATCTACTGGCAAGCGCAAGTAGAAAGTTAAAGATCAACGTTCTTCTTGAGGACACACCATCATGGCAATCGCAAAAGGTGCAAATAAGCTCTTAATCGCAAAGCGGCAACCGGCAAAGGGAACGCTCGCGGTTCCCGGTACGGGTGGACAAGTCATTCGTCGCGACACATCGACATTCGACAGGACAAAAGAAGCATATACAACTGAGTCTGAACAGACATCGCGCAAGCAGTTGATGTCTTCGCGGCATGGTGCTGTGACTGTCAACGGCTCTGTGTCGTCGCTGTTCTCTCCTGGCACGTTCGCCGACTTCTTCGCTGCGTTGCTCATGCGCGAGTTCACCGCAATCCCGCCCATATCAAACGTGACGGCAACAGTTGCAATCGTGGGCAGTGGCCCGACGTACACCATCGGACGCAGCACCGGCTCGTGGCTCACAGACGGCGCGAAGATCGGTCGCGTCATTCGTCCGACTGCGGGTCTTGCTGCCGGTGTTGCCGGTGTTGGTGGCTCGCGGCGCAATTGCTTAATCACTGCGGTGTCGGCAACGAGCATCACGGTGATGCCGCTCAATCGCAAAGGGCTCGCCGTTGAGACAGCAATCCCGTCGTCGTCGTTCTCGTTCCCAGGCGGCATTACGTTCGTGCCTGAGACGGGACACACCGACATCTACTATACATTCGAAGAGTGGTTCCCTGAAGTACCGCGCAGCCAACGCAATCAGGACGTGAAGGCCGCATCGGTGAATGTGCGCCTGCCTGGATCGGGCAACGCCGGTCTTGATTGGTCGTTCCTGGGCCTGGATCAACTCAAAGACCCGGCACGCTACTTCGCAGCACCGGCAAACGAAACCACGACGGGCGTCATGGTGGCAGCGGGCGGCGCTTTGATCGTCGGCGGTGTGCGTCGCGGCACGGTGACTGATCTCTCGTTGACCCTGGACGCTCGCGGCGCTGTGGCTGATCCTGTTGTGGGTGACGTGATTCGTCCTGACGTGTTCACCGGCAAGCTCATGGCGAGCGGGAGTTTCACTGCATACTATGACAGTGCGGACATTCCCGATCTTTATGACGACGAAGTCGAAACGAGCATCGTCTCTGCTCTTGCGGCGAGCAATGCAGACACGGCGGATTTCAATACGTTTTCGCTTCATAAGGTCAAGCTCAATTCCAGTACCCCTGATGACGTTGAGACGGGCTTGAAGCGCACATACAACTTCGTCGCGTTGTTCAACGATGTCGGCGGGCCTCTGTTGTCGGCGAATGCGTCGACGATTGAATTGCAAGACAGTGCAGTTGTTCCCGCGTAAACAATACTCAAGGAGAATACACATGGCTGAAGGCGACAAGCTCACAGGTACATTCGTCGGTACGTTTACGGGCACGTTCACTGCCGCTGATGCGCCTGCGCCGTCGCCTGCTCCATCTCCTGCGCCTGTACCGACACCGGCACCTCCTGCGGTGCAGGCAGAGAGTCCTAACGGCACGACGATGCCGCCTGCGCCCGCAATCTTTGACAGCACGGGCGCACGCTGGTCTGTGGTCGGCGGCGCTATTCGTCGCAATGGTGCTGACACCATCTCATCGAACGTGAAGCTGATGCTCTATCACAATGGCACTGTCTATCAGAACAACGAAGCTGGCGGGTGGTGGAAGTGGCAGAGTGACAAATGGGTCGATGCATTCGATCCGCGTGTGTCGACATCGACGCCTGCGCCATCTCCTGCGCCTGGACCCACACCGGCACCGGCACCGTCGACAGGCATGCCGGTTATCGAAGATGTTGTTCGACATCCTGCCGACATGCTAGAGATCGACAAGTATTGGATCATCGATAACCGATGGGGCAAGGCCGGGATCAACGAAGGCACCGCATCGTATGACTTCATGCAGGCAATCAATCGCCTGGATACCGTGTCGGCGAATGGCGGTATTGCTTGCCGCATCAAATGGAAATGGCCTGAGTTCAATCAGCAAGGCCAGAAGATCAACGACAACCCTGCGTACAGCGAAGTCAAGGGCTATCCAGGCATCATCTACGGGCCTGCGCCGGGTCACTCTGGTCCGGACCAATGGCCCGCGTGGGAGTACGCTGTGCGCGCTCCTGACGGTGTTGTCGTGCAGACTCCTCCGGACAATGCGCCACCGACTGTGAAGAACGGATGGCAACCGAAAGGCGGATCGGTCATTCGTCGCGTGCCGTGTGGTGCTGCGCCTGGGCATGCCTTGCCGAAGCGCTTGAACAGCATGGCACCGGGCTCGCTTGTTGCCGACATGAAGTGGAAGAAGAGCGGCGCGACAAGTGGGCGCGGACACCTGTCCTGGGACATCTGGCTACAGGAAACAACCGATCAAGCCTTCGGATTCAACAACGCGTCGCTCACGCACGAGATCATGATTCCAATGGGCAATTGGGGCCTCTACGGGCGGCATCCGAATGGGCGCAATCCTGGGTGGTATAGCCACGACGTAACGATTGACGGTGTGCTCTATCACGTCTATCTTGCGGGCGCGGCCTACTCATTCGGCGGCGGCATGCGCGGCAACTTCACGAATGAAGAGACAGGCGGCAAGCGCACAGGTTGGAAGTTCGTTGTGTTCCAGCACGACGGCGACAATCATCCGACTGATGCGAGCGGCAACATTCATCTCGACTTCACGAAGTTCTTCGCGCACATGACATCGCACAAGGGCTTAGGCAATGTGAACATTGCACGCGGCGTCGAGTATTGCACGAACATCCAGATCGGCATCGAAGCTGTGTATGGTCCCGGCGACGTGACTATCTATGATTTCAACATCACGGGAAAGTAAATGGAATTAGATCAAGTTCAAGAAGAGCCCAATACACAACGCGTTGCTGTTGCGTGGGACGAAGAAGGCGAACCTACTGACGGCTTCATCATCGTCGGCAAGGACTCGGATGAATACCAGAAAACAATCGCCGGACAGCGGCAGAAAGCGATTCGCCGACAAGCAATCAAGCGAACACGCTTCGATCTCAAGACCGAAGAAGGTGCTGAGCAACTTGACGCAACGCTACGGCAGAACGAATTTGAAATGGCTGCTGCGGTTGTTGTGGGTTGGTTTGGTTTCACGGTTAAAGGGCAAGCTGCGCCGTTCGTCAAAGAGCGAGTGATACAGATACTTTCCGTAAAGCCAAGTTGGAAAGACCGCATACTTGCAGCACTTGAGGATGAAGCGTCTTTTTTGAAGCCATCACAGTCGACATCTGCACCTTCGTCGAAGCCAGTGCTCACGGTGGCAAAAGAGGTAAAGACGGCGTAACGCTGTACGAGACGCTCACAGTTGTTGAAAGGATGACGGGTGTTGCTCCTGAAGAACTTGTTCAACTTCGTTCGCATCAAATGCCAACGGGTACAGATTATCTTTGGGATTGGTTCATCCGTCTCAGTAGCACACGTGCGGCAGGCTTCGGCGTGTCAGCTATATCAGAGTTGGAGCTTCGAGCCTTCTTCAGCAATCGCAATATCGTACCTACATCCTGGGAGCTTGACACACTCATTCGCATGGACAGGACCATGCGTGAAGCGTCTTCTGATGACAAGAAGAGGCCAGATGAAGAAGAGGTCGTGGAGTAATGTCGCATGGACATAACAACACTCGGCATCGGCGTTGACTCAAGTCAGGTCGGTCAAGGCAGTAGTGCGCTTGACGAATTGACGCGTGCGGCACTCAAGGCCGCAGAGGCGATGGATAAGGTCGGCTCGAAAGGCGGCAAAGGCGGCGACGACGCAGCGAAGGGTATCTTCAAGGGCACCATTGCTGCCGATGCTTTTAAGAAAGGCGTCGAGATAGCCATTGAATCTGTCAAGCAACTCTATTCGTTGATGTCGCAGGCCGGTGACTTCGCCGATCTCGGTGACATGACAGGTGCGGCAGCAGAGAACATCGCGAAGCTACAGACAGCAGCCGATGTGGCCGGTGTGTCGATGGAGTCGATGGCAGGCTACATGAATCAGATGACGCGTGTACTTGCAGCGACTGATGAAGAAGGCGACAAAGCCGCACGAGCGCTGCAAAAAATCGGCATCAACTTTCAAGACTTTCAAGCGTTGGACCCTGCCGAGAAAATGGCGAAGCTCGGGCAAGAGATGGGCAGGTATGGTGACGGTGTTGCTAAGACTGAGATTCTGCAAGCCATCTTCGGCAGAGGTGCGGGCGCAGTAGGTAAAGCATTGAAGGTGCTTGCGAATGAGCAAGCATTCAACACGAAGCTCACTGGTGAAATGATCTCTCGTGTCGATGACTTGAACGATTCAAATGCGCTGTGGGCATCGCAAACGAAGCAAGCGGTTCAGTTCTTGACGATAGGAGCAACACCGGCGATCTCTGCGTTCACTGCTGCAATGGGCACAGCGGTGATGAATGCGCTCGGTTTGGGCAAGGGCATGGATTCTCTTGCGTCGAACAAGGCTATCGAAGAATTCGCAAAAGGCGCGGTGACGCTGATTGGTGAAGTTATCGAAGCCGTGCAGATTGTTTCTCGCACCGTTGAATTTCTTATCTCTGGCATCACCTCTCTTGCGAAAGCAACTGTTGCCGCTGCAAAGCTCGATTGGGGCGGTGTAGAAGCAGCGTTCGCTGAACATGCAAAGACGACTCAGGATATTTTGAAGCGCGAGTTGTTCGGCAAAACTTTGCGTGATGCCCAGGACAAACAGTTGCGAGATCGGATCAATGCAGAGGCCGATGCCGCAGAACAGACCTTGACGATTGTCAAAGGTAAGACTGACGCAGAAATAGCAGAAGAGAAGAAGAAGGCGGCTGAACTCGCGAAGCTAATAAAGAAGCAGGACGAAGACTTCGCGAAGATGCAGGAGGGTGCTTCTCTCAAAGCCGCCGGTCTTGATCCAGGCTTCATCGAAGATATGAAGTTGATTAATATTCAGCTTCAACGGCGCAACATCACTGAAACGCAGTATAGACAGATCGTTGACGATTTACTTCAGCAGCAACCGTACTATACAGACGGGCTTAAGGAGCAAGCGAAAGCGGCTGAAGATTACATCAAGGCAGAGACAGATGCATACGAGAACGCGAAGAAGGATCGTGATGCACAACTGAAGGCGTCTAACGAAGCGGTAGCTGCTGCGCAAGCTGAACTTGAGGGGCGCGGCAAGTTGAAGAGCGAGATCGGCGCGACAACGTTGCTGCGCTTAGAAGAACAATTGGTTGTTCATCAGAGCGACCCAATCATGAAGGCTCATCTAGAAGCCATGATTGCGAATCAAAAGAAGATCAACGCAGCACTCAAAGGTGTCGAGACGATTGACGCGGCGAAGAAGGGTGCGGAAGAAATAAAGAAGGCGTATGAAAAGGCGTGGGATCAGATCGGGCAATCGCTCACCGATCAATTGATGAAGGGCTCGCTCAACGCGAAAGAACTCATTGAGAATTTATTCAAGACTATGATTCTTCGCCCGACGATCATGGCAGCGGCGCAGGGTATCGGCAGTTCATTCATGGGCAGTGCAGTCGGTGGCGCAACGGGCGGCGCGGTTGGTGGTGGTGGCGGCGGCGGCGGCTTCGGTGGCACGATGGGCTCGCTGGCCGGACAGGCGGCGGGATCGTCCCTCTTTGCCGGTGTCGGCACCGCTGCGACGACGACGTACAGCGGCGCTATGGCGGCGGGCCTGCCTGCGGCCAATGCGATAGGCATGGGTGCCGGTGCGGGGCTCGCTGCAATCCCTGTGGCGGGCTGGATAGCCTTGGCAGCGGTTGCGGCCTATGCTGCCTACAAGAAGTGGGGCAATCACAAAGGCGGGCCAAAGGTTGAAGGCTCTGCGGGCTTCGAGGCCGGTTCGTTGATCGGCAACATGGGCAATGCAATGGATGCCAATGCCATGCGTGCAGTGAGCGATTTGAGCACGCAGTACCGGCGCATGGCGCAGATGCTTGGATCGTCGCGGCAAGAGATGGGCTTCGGTGTTGGTTACTCGATGGACCCGGCAGGCACAGCACCATCGATGGTGCAGATTCGCAGCGAGATCAGTGAATCGGTGGATCGAAACGCAGGACGCACAGCCGAAGAATTACAGAAAGCATTGGCAGCAGGTTCCGCGAAAGTCATGGTCGAAGCGTTGCGCAATTCTGGCATGGATGCGCAGATGCTCGCCTACTTCGATGAAGTCACTGTTGGCATGACTGATGAAGCGAAGCTCGGTGCGTTCGAACAAGTTGCCGCTGTTGGAAAATATTGGAAGTCCATGCAAGCGATGGGCTATGTTGTCAAGGGCTTTAGCTCGATCTCGCTTGAAGCCGCTGTGAGTCTCGCCGAGCTTTCCGGTGGCATCGAAAATCTATCGGCAGGTATTTCCGGCTACGTCGCAAACTTCTTCACCGACACCGAGCAATTGAGCATCGGCTATCAAGCGCTAGCCAATCAACTCAATCAAGCTGGCACAGGCTGGGAGGGTTTCTCGGAAACGATTCTTCGCACGTGGAGCAAAGAACATTTCCGAGAAGTAGTTGAAGGATTGAATCTCGCGGAAGAAGGCGACAGGATGCGCTACGCATCGTTGATGCAAGCCGCAGGCGCTTTCGCTGAACTCGATAAGCAAGCGAGAGCGGCTAATGATTCGATCAATGATATGTGGATGCAGATACGGGCGCTAGGGACTCAGGGAAGTTATCTGAGTCGAGTGTCGCAAATGGCTGCGGACAGACTTGTTGATCTTGCTGGCGGTGTCGACAATCTTGCGTCCAGTGTTGCCACGTATCACGAGAAGTTCTTCACTGACGCTGAGAAAGAGAGCATGGCCTATCAGCAAATGGCCGCATCTCTCAATGAAGCAGGCAGCGGATGGACAGGCTACACCGAAGCTATTTTGCGAAGCTATAGTCCTGCGCGTCTTCGTCAGATTATCGAAGGGCTCAACCTCGAAGATGAAGGCGACAGGATGCGCTACATCTCGTTGTTGAAAATCGCGGGCACGTTTGCTGAACTTAAAGATTCGTCTGAGGCTGTTGCCAAGGCAACGGAAAGATATGACAACGCACTAGAGAACTTGCGCGGTGCCTATGATCGGCAGAAAGATGTTCTGACAACGACGCGTGACGCGATGAAGTCCGCTACGCAATCGTTCTTAGACTTCAACGATTCACTGAGAGTCGATCAGGCATTGAGCACGCTTAATCCGCAAGAGCGGATGGCAGAACTCGAAAGGCAATACAGCGAAGCACGTCAGCAAACGGTGATGGGCGGCTACAAAGCCGAAGACGTAGCGCGCATGCAAGAGACTGCGCGAGCCTTGCTGCAAGGCGGCAGGGAAATGTACGCTTCGGGTGCGGGCTATGATGACTTGTTCAAGAGGATCACAGAGGAGATGGAGGGAGCAGCCGGTGCCACAAGGTACAGGCAGGACATCGCCGAGAATCAGTTGCATCAACTCGAAGTGCAAGTAGGCTATCTCGTGAGTATCGACACAACGCTCATCAGCGTTAATGAAGCGCTGTGGGAACTCAATTCTGCGCGCAGTGAAGTCTATGCTCTGGGCTATCCGCATGCCGAAGGCTTGTCGCGTGTCCCGTTCAATAACTATCCTGCGTTGCTTCATCAGGATGAAATGGTCTTGCCTCAAAATGAATCAGCATTCCTTCGCGGTCTGCCGGACTTCTCAGGGGAGTTGCGGGCGCTGCGTCAAGAGGTGACACAATTGCGCAGAGAAAATCGGCAGGATGCAGGGAACACAATCGGTGCTACGTTCACAGCGGCGCAGCAGTCAGCACAAGTGCAAAGCGAGGCGACTATTCGAGCGGCTCGCCAGCGCATGTATCAATCACGTTCACGGCCCGTATTGGCCTAGGAGTAGATTCAAATGCCTAACGCAGTAAAGTTCAACAACTACAGCGAGCAGAAGAACAAGGGCACCCACAAATGGGGCTCTGATGTCTTCAAGGTTTTTCTGACGAACAACTTGCCAGTGAACACGAACACCGTGCTCGCCAACATCACGCAGATTGCCGCGACGGGTGGCTATGTTCCGGCTACTCTGGGCGGGCCATTGACCATTGCCGAAGCAGGCGGCATCACGACGGTCCAGGCGGCTCAAGTCGTGTTCACGGCATCGGGTGCGGCGATGGGACCATTTCGCTATTACGGCATCTACAACGACACGCCGACGACACCGCTGATCGATCCGCTCGTGATGTTCTGGGATCACGGCTCTAACGTGACGTTGAATGACGGTGACTCGTTCACCATCAAATTCAACGGCACGACACCGGGCATCATCTTCACCGATCAGTAAGTCGGCGCGGTGTCGTTCGCACCTACCTGCGACCCGTTTGTGGTCATCGAGTCGCAGACGCCAACGAGCATCATCTACCTGAATGCCTCTATGGGGCTCAGGTGGAGGATCGACGGTGTCTGCAATAGATGCGGTGCATGCTGGCAAGGTGCGGTCGGTCCGGCTCCGGTGTTGGATTGCCCGGTGTCGCCTGAGATCAATAAGCTGTTTCCTGGCTGCACTTTAAGCGGTGAGTATCTCTAATGGGTACGCGCTTCATTCTCAATACCACTGCGCCTTCGGTCGTTCCAACATGGCCGAGGAAGAACTCGATATTTCCGTTAGCGAATCATACCCAAAGTGCGGCGGCAGGTAATGAGATGTCGCTGGGAACGGTAGCAGCTACGCCAGCGACTACGATTACGCATAACTCAATTGCTCTTGCGACAACACCGCAGTCGCACTACTTCGGACGCTTCACTTCTGAGCCGTTAGCTGCACAGGAATTTCCTGCGCAGACGTGGAACTTGTATATGTCGCTCGGTTGCGGCAATTCCGCTGCCAATACTGCGCACTATCCAACGCTTTATCTCTACACGCCATCCACGAACACGATAAAGTGGATTTTCGACGGCACATCGAATCCTTTCGGACGGATCGTGTTTGCAGGCGGTGGCTCGATTCAGACTGAAGGCAGAATATCTATGCCTGCCGTCACTGCGGCAAACGGTGATGTTCTGGTGTTTGAGTTCTGGGCACGTGGCGCTCAGACGATGGGCACGGCATACCCGCAGACGGCAGACGTTAACAATGCTGCGGCGTACATAGAGTGCACAGCGACAACGGTTGCGTTCTACACCGGGCCTGTAGGCGCGAACACACCGAGCACCGCTGACAAGCTAGACTTCGAACCGCTCGTTGCGTATGCAACGACAGACCTTGCTGTACGTAGTAGCGCAGCACTGGCGATGACGTTCACGCCGATGACGGCATACGATGCGACATCGACGGTCACGCGTGCGCCGGTCCTGACAAACAGCATCGCATCGCCTGCGAACTATACATACGCACCGAGTCTGAATACATCGGCGACGGTGGCGAAAGGGTACACGAGCATACCGTCGCCTGCGCCGACTTATGCGCTGACGACACGCAGCGCATCGGACAATATCGAGATCAGGGCTGGACCGCTGAACTTTGCACCGATGGTCGCATACGCTGCGACATCAACAGTAAAGCCATTCTTGTCGCTGCCGCTGATCGGGACGCTCAAGGAAAACTTCGAAGCAGCGCCCGATACTATCGATAAATGGATTCTGGCCGGTGCCAATGGCGCGGTCACTTTCACAGGCGGCGTCGGTGTCTTTACTGTTGCTGATGGCATAACAGGCGCGAAGTGTTCGATTCAATCGAAACAGCTTTTCGATCTCAGAGAGAGTCGAGTATTTGCCAAGGTTGTTCAACCGTTTCGGCAAGTCGGTGATCCGGGTTCTAATAGTTGGCAACTCGGTCTTACGTCAGCCGGTGAGAATTTCATCGAGTGGGCAATCACCACTGATGGCGGCATAGACGTTCAGAAATTCACGAATGGTGCGTGGGGCTGGGTTGCAGAACTAGTCGCAGCCCCAGGCTATTACACAAGTCCTGATACCTACAGATGGCTCGCCATTAGCGAGCGCGGCGGCGTCACATACTTCGAGTCTGCGCCGAGCACTGCTTCTGATCCGCCGACTGAAGGGCAATGGGTTGTTAGGTATTCTGCACCTACCAACACACTGCCGATTGATGCGTCAGCGTGTCAGTTCATTACCTGGATATACGTTAACGTTGCTGGGACAACGGCGCAGTCATTGCAGATCGACGCGGTCAACACCGCCACTGTTCCTGCTGTTGCTGCTGCGATCACATCGGATGCACTACAGGCCACATACAATCTTGCCGGTGCCGATGCGACAAGCACTGTCAAGCAGTCGATCACATCGCCTGCGTTAAAGGCAACATACACTCTAGGCGCGAGCAATGCGACAAGTGCCTATGTAGTGTTCGTGCCGCCGCTGCCGCTGATCTCGACGCTCACAGAAAACTTCGAAGTACCGCCACTCGACACTAACAAGTGGACAACGTCAGGCGTCAGCGGCTCGGTCAGTGTCTCAGGCGGCGTTGCCAACTTTGCAGTCACCAATGGGATCACAGGCGCGAAGTGCAACATCACCTCGAAGAACTTCTTCGATCTTAGAGGCACTCGTGTATTCGCGAAGGTCGTTCAGCCGTTACGGCAGACAGGTGATCCGCCTAACAACAGCTATTCGCTCGGTGTTAAATCAGCCGGTGAAAACTATGTCGCATGGGCATTCAGCACTGCTGGCACTTTAGCGATTCACAAGTTCACGAACGATGCGTGGGACGGCGAACTCGCAGCAATAGCAACCGGCATTTACGCAACTCCCGATACCTACAGGTGGCTGGCAGTTAGGGAGAATGCCGGGACAATATACTTTGAATCGGCACCTAACAGCGCTTCTAATCCACCGACCGAAGGTCAATGGGTTGTTCGGCATTCTGTTCTTTCGAGTACGTTGTCGCTTGATCCAGCAGCGTGTCAGTTCATCGCCTGGATATACATCGGCCTTGGCGCAACAACGACGGCACCTTTCCAGATCGACGGCATCAACGCCGCAACGACTGTAGGCGGTGTTGTCAACGTTCCGTCGACAGCGGACTCGCTCAACTTCCCTGCGATGTCGGCGTTCGACGCAACGTCAACGATTACGCGTCTAGTCAATAGCACTGCGTCATTCGCTGGCTACACGCAGACACCGAGCACTCAAACAGCGGCAACGATTACGCGGCGGATCACGAGCGATGCAGTGCCCGCTGGCTACACGCAGACACCGGCCACATCAACAACGGCAGCGGTGGTCCGATCCTGGGTCAGCATTGCGGTTGCGGGCTCCTGGGCGCACGATCCGGCTCCGAGCTACGGGAGCACCGGCACATGGGCGAACGCGTCGCCTGGGGCGTTCTCGCAAGCCGCTTCGCCGGTTGCGGTGAGCTTTGGTGCCGCTGCTGGGTTCTCGACGTACACCTACAGCCCATCAGCAACGACGATCTCGCTCGGGCGCGTCTACACCTCGACGGCAGTGCTAGCGGGTTACACGTTCACACCGTCAGCGCTCACGCGTGATGAAGTTGCGTCCTTCGAGACTGCTGGATACGCGACGTATACGCTCGCACCGCAAGCGACGACGAACACGATCTATGTTGCGCCGATTGCGCGCACGTCGACGGCACTGCCGGTTGATTACACGTTCTCGGCGCAATTAACGACGGTGTCGATTGGGCGCATCTATGCATCGACAGCGAACGCAGCAGGCTACACGTTCACACCGTCGACGCTCACGCGTGATGAGGTCGCGTCCTTCGAGACTGCTGGCTATGCGACATACGCACTTGCGCCACAAGCGACAACGAACGTCGTCTACACCGCACCAGTTGCGCGCACGTCGACTGCGCTGCCGGGTGACTACACACTCTCTGCGTCATCAACGACGGTGTCAATTGGGCGGATCATTCAATCGACGGCATCGTCAACGTCGTACAGCACGAACGCAGTCGCGGCATATGCAGCACTGGCAAGCAGCGTCAGTGCGTCGCCCGCTAGCTATAACCTGACAGGCCGAGCGACATACATTGACAGGGGCTCGGTTGCATACAACGCAACGTACAACGTCGAGGCACAGCCGACAACAAACGCGCTCGGGCGCATCTACACATCGACTGCTGCGTCGACATCGTACAGTCTCAACGCGATTGAATCGTTCGCTTCGTTCGCACTTGTTTCCAGTGCATTCCAGGGCACGTACAGCCTGACGGGTGTAGCGGCAACAAGTGGCTCGCTGCGTAGTGTTGTTTCGAATGCACTTGAAGCAGCGTATACCTATGCAGGGTATGGCACAACAGACAGCATCGTACTTGCTTCGTCTGGGGCTGCGCAGCCAGCAGGCTACATCAGCTTCGCACGCGAATCGTTCGGCACTGTTGAACGTGCATCGACTGCACTGCAATTCTCGTTCGTCGGTGTTGCTGGATCGGTCACGACGGCACGTGCAACTCGCGTCGCCGTTCCGTTCCCGGCAGAGTACATCATGCTTGCGTCGCCGACAAATATTGTCGGTGGCTTGCCTACTGTACGCCACACGAGCGAAGCGTTGCCAGCGTTGTTCAAGCATAGCGGCGGGTCGCATTGGGACTACGTCAATATCAACTCGGTCGCATTGTCGACAACATACGCAGCGTCGCCACTGGCAACGACTGCACAACCGACGAAAGAATCGAAGGCAACACCGGCAGGTTACGGGAGCTACATACCGGACACGGTGTCTTTTGCGGGTCGCGTCACGTTCTCGACTGCACTGCAAGCAGGGTATACCTTCTCGCCACAAGCGACGGTGTCATATGTTCCGGTCAAGCTGACATCCAATGCGCTGCCGCCGACAGCATACCTTGTCAACGCACGAGCGACAACGATCAATCGCGGACACGTGTCGCCAGCAGAAGCGGTGAGGTATCTGCAAGAGTATGTGCCTTGGCCTGTCACGAGCATCGCATCGAATCAGGTCAAGCCGCCGATTGTCTTCCCGTCATACACGCCACGTGCGGTAATCACAGATGCGCAGTTCTCGACGTGGTTGGAGAACGAACGAGCGCTTCGTGTTGTGTTGATCGAGACGCAATGTATAGAACCCATCACCGGCAACACCGAGTTCATTTACTTTGCGTCGTCTGGGTTCGTCACGAAGCATGAAGATGGTGCGCCTGTGTTCTATGCGCCGTTGATGCGCGGCGGGTTGGAGTTTGCGCAGACCATCGACCTCGATTTGTCGGGTAGTTATTCATACGGTGACATCGAGCTTGACAACGCTACCGGCGAACTCGATTGGATGTTCGACCGCGTGTGGCTCTTCAAAGAATTCAAAGCCTATGTCGGTGATGCAAGCTGGCCGCGCAGAGACTTCAGGCAGATATTCGACGGCACGATTGAAGATGTGGACAGCAGTCAGCGTGACACCGTGAACGTGCGCATACGCGACAAGCTCTATCGCCTGGACATGCCGCTTCACGATCTCAAGATGGGCGGCGTAGGCGCGAATGCGGATCGACTTCAGCCGGTGACGTTTGGTGAGTGTCACAACATCACGCCAGTGCTGAAAGACGCGACGCAACTCATTTATGAATATCACGCAAGGGTAGGCGAGACTGTGATTGAAGTACGGGACAACGGCATCCCTGTGCTGTGCGACATTCTCACAGGTGCACCGGCTTCGTTTAAGTTGAAGAAGCAGCCCTATGGCCGGATCACTTGCAGCGTGCAAGGCGACAGAATTCCATCGCTCGACGGCTACGCCAACACCGTGAGTACCATCGTGAGACGGCTGATAACGGAATGGGGCACCGAGACTGATAATCGCTTCAAGAGCACAGACATCGACATCGACAACTTCACTGTGTTCCATCTTACGAATAAAGCGCCTGTGGGTCTATATCAGACAGAGCGCATGACGGTGCTTGCTGCATGTCAAGAGGTCGCGGCATCCATCGGCGCACGCTTGACGATGACTGCGCTCGGTAAAGCACGACTCGTGAAGCTACAGTTGCCGCCACCACCTCCGTCATCTTCGAACTTGCAATACAACGGCGACTTTGATTCTGGGACCAATGGATGGTATTACAGCGGCACGAACAATGCCGGTACTGTGCCCGATCCTTATTATCCTGTGGCGACATCGCTCAATCTGGGTGGCGCTGATGCATGGAACATACCGGGTCAGTTCACATTCTTCTCGCATCAGATAGGCGGGAAAGTTAATCCCAATTATTATTACGAATACGGAGGTCCGGCAATCCTTGTTGAACCGGGCAAACGATATACCGTGAGTGCATACGTGGGCGCGCACCGCTGCAAAGTTCAAGTTGTTTTCTGGGAGTACGATTTCTTCGGCAATCTACTCGGCTCATCTCCTATGGCCGCTTCTTCTTATTGCACTGCCTATCAACCGGGCGGTGTTGGCATTGGCGGATCGACCATCGAGGGATACAAGTACGTTTACGATAGCGCGATCACGCGAACGAATACGCACTCCATCCGCGTGATGCTGCGCAAGTTCGACACCGACGCACTTCCCGCAGAGAACGTCGATTCATGGATGTTCGTCACAAGGGTACGTGTCGAGAGCGAAGGCAGCGCTGTTGCCGCACCGATTGTCGTGACTGAATCAGACATGGTGTCTGGTTCGCTGCACATCGCGGATCGTCTGCCTATCGTGCCCGGTGTTCGCCTGGGCTACTGCAAGAATTGGACAGTGCAAGAAGACACGGCGGCGGGCATACCTGAAGATCACAAGTCGATGTATGCGCGTGAGTGGCTTACTGTTCTGAACGTTGACCCTGCGTTGCGCGACAAGTATGGTTTGTCGAGTGAGCCTGAACAAGAGAATTGTTTGCTGTTGGACAAGGCAAGCGCAAGCGATGAATGCGGTCGACGCATCAGTCTGCGTTCGGCACAGCGACACGTTTACGAATTCGTCGGCTTTGCGAATCTGATGTTCACGCCAGTAGGTGCGGCGATGACGCTCAAGCATCGTCGGTTCGGTTTGTCCGCTGGCAAGACTGGTCAAGTCATTTCCGTAGCTGTAAACTGGCTAACGTCCCAGGTCACTCTTAAGGTGCTAATCTGATGGCTGCTACTGTCAATGAACGTGACTTGACCATGCAAGGATCACCGCAACGCATTGTGCCTGTCACAGCCGTTGAACAAATTATTGTGCCGGGTTATACCGGCATCAAGTTGAATAGTGACGTTGGTTATTGGAGCGTCGGTCCATACGAAAACAATACGCTTTGGCAAACACCGACCTCCGGTGTTCCAACAGGCCCGCGAGAAACGCTGTCAGTTGTCTTCACCGGCATGAATCCGCCACCGGCAATCACGTGGCAACTTGGAGGCTACACAACCGTCTATGACACCGCGACATCGAAATGGGTCATCACTGGCTTCTCAGAGTTGACGTTGCCCCAGCACGGCATCATCCTGACGAATAGTGCCGATCCTTCAATCAAAACAATTGAAGCGGCCAGCTATCCATACTCGCTGCCTTACCCTAACAGCACCGGCTACATGGGACATGCAGCAGTCGACCCGAATCTTCGTGGATGCGTTCGCGTTAAAGTAACCTTCGGGGGTACAGACTTTGTCGCGTACAAGAATGTATATGCAAGAGGCCCAGGCGGGCGATTTCCTTGGGGCTAACATGAGCAATATTCGCATGGTGTGGGACAACGCAATCGACCGCGCAACGCTTGTCGCGTCGAGCGAGTCCGGCTCACTTGTCGCAACTAATCTTCTTTCGAACCTCAAGGCGAAGGTATGGCGCGCAACGAATGTGAATGCCGGTGTCGTCTGCACATGGCCTAAGCCTGAACCGATTAGCTGCGTCGTGGCGGCATTCAACAACCTCACGGCAGAAGCAACCATGCGCGCATTCGGCTATACCTTCGAGACAGACCTCACACCGGCATTCGACACCGGGGCAGTGCCTTGCGCGGCACCTCCTGGGCTCGGACAGTTCTTGTGGGGCTCGCCCCTTGGCGAGAACTTCTATCAGCGCGGCGGTGCCTCTCTGTTCGCCTACGGCTATGGCGGCTACGGTGTTGTCTGGGTGCCGGGTTCTCATGCCGTGCGCAAGCTCGAAGTGCACTTCTATGACTTGAATAATCCCGACACGTATGTTGAAGTCGGTCGCTTGATTGCCGGTCCGGTGTGGTCGCCAACGTATAACTTCAACTTCGGTCACAGCGTCACGTATGTAGACTCAAGCAAGAGCAGGCGCACAGAGTCCGGCGACTTGCGCGGCGAGCGCGGACCGAAGTGGCGTCGCATTGAGTTTGAACTCGCGAACATGAACGCGGAGGATCGTGCCTCGATGCTGCGCATGATCCGATACAACGGCATGACAGAACCGTTGTTCGTCAGCTTGTTCCCAGAAGACAATGACACATTGCTCGAACAGAGCTATCAGATGTGGGGCAAGTTCACAGACAGCCCGCCTTTGTCTCAATCCAATTACGATCAATATGTTGCGCGTGTCGCAATGGAGGAAGTGTGATGGCTACTTCACGTCCCTTTGAATACGGCAAGAAAGACTACATCGACCGACTGAACGACATCTACACGTCGGGCATGTCGCGAGTGCGCGCCGATCCGCTCGACCCGGATTCGGGTGGCGTAGACGTGACGGCAAGCAGACAGATGCGCCTGGGTGACAACGGCTGCTGTTGCGATGTCAGAGCAAGTGCCACCATCTCATTTCATCCTGAGTGCCTTGTCGATGGCTTTTCGATTGTCGTCAATGCTATCGTCGGCACTGCGACAATCAACGCTGTTGCCTCTGCCGGTGTCACCTGGGTAGATGGAACAACAGCGAATAAGACTGTCACTGTTGGCAACGCGGCAATCATTTCGAGCAACGGCATAGGCTTTCGAATCTTTCGAATGTCCGCAGCATAAGGGCACATCATGCCTCGTATCTTTGGAAAAGCACGGCTACGTATTCCACCGTCAGGCATCCCTGAGAATGCGCCACCTATCAACACCGTGCCTGCGACACAGACAACACCGCAGGGTACAGCGAAGCAATTCTCCGAAGCTAACGGCAACCTCGTTTCTATCGTGGATGTCGATTCACCGACGGTGACGGTACACCTCACTTCGAGTGTCGGCACGATTGAAGTGATTCCGAATCCGAGCACGATGATATGGAATAACAACACCGACAAAGTAAGTCTCACCGGCTCACCGGCCAATGTGAATCGCGCATTGAACGGGATGTATTTTCGCCCGCCTACGGCTGACGTTACGGCTGTCATCACGATCCGCACAACGGACGGGTACAACGTCGACATAGACAGCTTCAACGTCACGGTAGGTGTCGGCACGCCAGCAGCACCGGCACCGCAACCGCCTGTCAACACGGTGACTAGTGCGAAGACGACAGCCTATCAAACAGCGCTCAATCTATCGAGCGCGAATATCAGTGTCTATGATCCGGATACACCGTCGCTCACGACAACGCTCACGATGTCAGGCGGCACGGCTGCGGTGTCTGTTGCGGGCGGCGCGTCTGTGTCGGGCAATGGATCGAGCCTCGTGACGATCTCGGGCACGCAGGCGCAGATAAACGCAGCGCTTGCGACGTTGATCTATACACCGAGCGCGGGTTTCTCTGGTGCCGGACAAATAGCGATGTCGACTTCAGATGGTGCGCTAGTGGATTACGATACCATTGCGATCACAGTCGGTGCGCCTGTTGGTGCGCCGGTCAACACCGTGCCTGCGAGTCGTGTCATGACTATGAACGGTACACAGACGTTCTCTGTTGCAAATGGCTATCCCATTACCGTGTCTGATCCTAACTCGGCGAATCTCACAGTCACGCTCAAGGCGACAAGAGGCGTGCTCAATGCAGTCGCAGTCGGCGGCTCACTCCTGGCCGATGGTTATCCGCCGAAGGTGATCTACGGCTTCTGGCCTAGCTGGGGCACGCAACCGCTGCTGAACGTGAGCCAGAACTTCAGCATCATCGGCCTGTTCCACTTTCGCAATTCAGGTAATGGCCTGGACAACGGTTCTGCTGCTTGGCCTTATCCTGGGTGGCCTGCGCGGGCTGATGTCGAAGCGGTGCGTGCACGCGGACAAAAAGTCTTTCTCGTTATCGGCGGTGTGGGAAACCAATTCAACTATCAGACGCAGCAACAGTCGGACAACTTGCTCGCTGCACTTACGCCATTCATCAACAACGATCTCGGCGGCATCGACGGTGTCGACTTTAACAATTGGGTCGGTGATCCTGTTGGCGATTACGCGACGCAGTTGATCTACATCGCCGGGAAATTGAAGACGCAATACGGACCTAACTTCGCGATCACGGCACCTGTGAAGAACAGCAATGCGGCTAATCGCAACTTGATGAAGGCAATGTCCGATGCTAACTGTCTGCATTGGGCTAACCCACAATTCACAGATAACGCTGCGTTCAAGACTGCGGATGTAGTGAAGAATGCGATTGGTACGTGGGTCGCTACACCAATGCCGACGACGAAGATGCTGATGGGGCTCTCATCCAATTACAACATGGCTACGGACTCATTGACGCTGGCAGAGTGCACGCGTGAATGGGATGCTGCCTACGCTGTGAATCCAACGCTGCGCGGCGTGGGTTGCTATAACACCGAGTCAGACGGCGCAATCGCGTTTGCATTTGCGAACGCATTCAAAGCGAGATTCGACACCGCAATGCAAAGCGGCGGCGCGTCGATCACAACGAACAACTCAAAGCAAGTCGTGATCTACGGCACCATTGCACAGTGCAACGCTGCACTCAATGGATTGACATACAAGCCCGATGCCGGTATCACTGGTGCCGACACAATAGAAGTGACATCGAGCGACGGCACGTTGACTGATGTCGACACGATTGGCGTGACGATCAACCCTTGATATGTGGGAACACTTTCAACAATGGATACACAACTTGGCCGGTGTGGCAGGCGCACTGGCTTCGATGCGCTTTGTGAATGGCACGTTCTTTGAACGTGTGTTCATGGTGGTCGGTGGTGCGTTCTTCTCGTTCTACGCAACTGAATGGGTATCGCAATGGCTCGCGCTGCCGCAGGGGCTCACCGGCTTTCTCCTGGGTCTGTTCGGCATGTCGGTGCTCGGGCGCGTGTGGGAGTGGGTGCAGTCAACGAATGCTGTATCCGGCTTTCTTGATGCATGGTTGCGCAAGCCCCCTCCACCGACGCCACCGGCACCGAAGGATGAAGATAAAAAATGATCGACCTTTCCTTTCTCTCTTCGGCCTGCTGGTTCTTCATCGGCGTCACGGCTCTCGTTGCTAGCTTCAATGACATGGTACGCAAGACTGTCATGGAGTGTGTCGCATTGGGCGGTGTCAGCCTGGGCGCGTTCTCGCGGTCTTACTATGTTTACATGCGGCACGAGACGGACCCTGATGCATTGTGGATTTCCATTGCGCTCGCGCTCTATTGCCTTGCCATGTGGTACAAAATGATGTGGGTGATTCCGCATCGTCCTGACTACAGACCGCCACCGAAATCGCGCCACTACTGATGTCGATCACGCTCACAGACTACATCGTCAAACGCAATGTGCGTGCGTTCCTGTGGGCACTGCGTTACGGTGAAGGCACGCAGGGTGAGGAGGGATACCGCACGCTGTTCGGCGGTAAGTTGTTCCTGGGTGTTGACGGTGTCTACAGCACGTTCGATGACTTCGCCGATCACCCGCGCATTCGAACAACAGTCACGCTCAAGAACGGCAAGCGGCTCACGTCGACTGCTGCCGGTGCGTACCAGATTCTAGAAAAAACTTGGCTCGGGTTATGCAATGAGTATGGCTTCATCAACTTCGAGCCACCGACACAAGACCTTGCCGCAATCGCATTGATTCATGGCCGCAAGGCTCTCGAAGATGTTGTCGAAGGTCGCATCAGTACAGCGGTGTTGAAGTGCAATAAAGAGTGGGCGAGCTTGCCCGGTTCTCCCTATGGTCAGCCAGTTGTCACACCGGAGGAATTCATACGAGAATACGAAGAGGCGGGCGGGCTATTGATGAACGAAGATGCGGCGCGTGATCCGCCGATGGTGCCGGTTGTGACGCAACCGAAGTTGCCGCACATCGCGAGCAAGACAGCGGAGATCACCAAAGGCAGCACAGACCTTGGCGTCGAACTACAGCAGGAGAAAGCCATGCCCATACCGGCAATCGTTGCGGCATTGTTGCCGACGCTCATTCAACTTGTGCCGCAACTCACGAAGATATTCGGCTCTGGCTCTGAAGTGTCGCAGCGCAATATCGCGGCGGCTGAAGCTGTGTTCGCTGTGGCGAAAGATGCCATCGGTGCGAAGAACGAGCAAGAGGTGATTGAAGCGATCAAGGCCGATCCTGTTCAAGCAACAGCGGTGAAGCAAGCTATCGAGAAGAACTATCTGAACATTCAAGAGGCAGGCGGCGGCGGCATCGCGGCGGCGCGTGACTACAGCATCGCAGTCGCGCAGATGCGCACGCCTGAAGGGCAACCGCTATCGTTGTTGACGCAACCGGCATTCGTGATCTCTGTTGTCATGCTCGGGCTCGTTGTCATGATGGTGCTCGTGGTCCTGTTCCCGTGGGAAATACTCAGGGAAAACGGCGGACAAATTTACACCGATGAAGTGCGTTTGATCGTCGTCACTGCTATCATCGGATCACTCTCGACCATCGGGGCCTTCTGGCTCGGGTCATCATTTGCGAGCCGTCGAGAACCGCCTAGTGCGCTTGGCTCACGCACACGTTCAACAGACTAGGAGTGAAGCATGAAGATCGAAGTCACTGAGGGTTCAAGCGGCGTGTGGTCCTGGCGCTTCAAAAGCGACACCGGCAACACGACGATTGCCGAAGGCACGAAGACATTCGCATCGAAGGCCGAAGCACAGAAAGCGGTGGTAGGATTCGCCGACTCGCTCGGCGTGAAAGCGAAGGACGTGTCTTACGTTCCGCTCGTGCCCGAGAAGGAAGAGGACGACAAGTGAGAGGCGCGATCCTGGGCGCGTTCGATCAAGGCAAGGGGTAACGTGGCACCCAGGCGCGATCCGGCCTGCCACGACGCGATCTGGCGCAGGCGTGCCGCACTGGCAACGGCGAGGGCATCCATCTCCTGCGGGCTCATGCCGCGAAGGTCGATCAGCCATGTCGCCTGCTGGTTGCCGATCAGGCACCATAGCCGCCCGCCTGCCCAGGTCCGGCGCGACGCGTAGACGATCTGTGATCGACGCATGCCGTGCCCGAGCCCGAGCACCTGGGACGTGTCTCGCGGCGCGGTGTCGCTGAACTTCAATTCGATCTGACCCGGCACACCGTCGATGACGTAATCAACGTCCGGTGTGCCATCGTTGACGATGTTCTCGACGCGTTCAAGGTGAAAGCGCAGGCCCATTGCCTGACAGTTCTTCACGAGGTTCGGCCTGATGCGATCAGACCAGAAGCCTACTTCATCCATGCAGGATTTTGCGCGCTCGTTGAAGCGTCCCTTGAATGAACTCGCCACAAAGCCCAGGCATCGCGGGCAGCGGTGTGTCATCCGGTATCGACATGATCCAGAATTGCATGTGTTCAGCGACCGAGAGCAAGTCACGTAGCGTTTGCTCTGCTAGTCTTTCGGCGCAGGCTTCTTCGAGTGCTGCTGAATACTCGGCGTAATCAGTGTCATCGAGATTGTTGCGCAAGTAGGTGTCGATCTTGTCGTATGGATCACTCATGATTTGCGGGCCTCTAGTTCTCTGATGCGTTCTGTCAACGATTCAACGGTGCTCGCGATCATGATGATGCGTTGCACAGCGTCGATGCTCGCACGATCACCGGAGATGCGATTGCCGCCCCATGACAGGCCGCAATCCTTCGGCCATTGGTCCGGTGTTGCCGGTCTGTATTCGACACCGTCTACGCCGAATAAGGTGCACGGCTCATCGTCTGTGGCAATGACTTTCCCGTCGACGATGACAACCCAGACGGGAGGGAACTTAATTTCTTCATTCATGATTTGTGTTCAGGTAGTTGATCTGTGCTCTGCTCGGACGTTCAAGCATCGGCGTGAAACCTTCGAGCCGATGAATGAAGATGCGCGGAAGATTCGTCTCAAGTGCCCAATAGTCTTTGCCGTTGATCTTCATCTTGCACACGAGAACTTCAATGGCGTTGAACCGTCTGCCGTCGTGTGTTTCGAGCCATCCCTTCGTTTTGATGCTCACACGCTCGCCGATCTCTTCACTGACGTGCTGCGGTACATCTATCTTGCCCAGGAGCATATCAGTCTCGGTGCTCCACAATTCGTAAATCATACGCACTGCCCCCAATTTATGCCGCGAGATTGCTCTGCGATTATAGGTACTTGCAGTGTCATGCAGTTCTCCATGATATGTTTGATCTCGCCTATTGCCTCTTGATGCTCTTTGCTTTCGTTGGCACTATGGCCTAACTCATCATGGCACGTGAGCTTAGGCACACCGACGATCTTCGTTGCACCGCTGCGATAGATGTCCCGCATCGCGGTCTTCATCAAGTCCGCTGCGCTGCCTTGCAGCAGTCCGTTCAATGCCTTGTGCGTGAATGCGCGTGAGACTCGCGGTCCGTATTCTTCGACTGCATCGTCGTACTGCATTGCCTTCTTACGCAGCGTGTTGAATTTAGGTTCCCACAACTCGAAGCGCACACGCCTGCCGCCGAAGGTCGTGATGAAGCCGCGTTCGTTCGCACGGTTCTTTGCACTGTTGTATGTGGCGCGCACGAACGGCACCGACTCGTGATAGTTCGTGATGATGTACTCGGACTCTTCGCGAGACAGGCCCAGGTATTCGATCAGCGTGTCGATGCCCATGCCATACACGAGCCCGAAGTTAATGTTCTTCACGGGCTTGCGCCATACCTTGCGGCGGGCCGGTGTGCTGATGTCCCAATGTGCAGCCGGTGCCACGAGATCGAGCGTCATCTCGTGGAAGTCCGTCGTTGGATCGTTGCGGTATTTCTCGCGCACCGCTTCGCCTGATGGTCCCCTGGCGTAGTGAGCCAGAAACCTGTACTCGATCTGGGACCAATCGTGACGCACCCACTGTTGTCCTTCTTCGGGGATGAACAGCGCACGCAGGCGCGGTCCCCACACTTCATCGCGTGAAGGAATGTTCTGTAGGTTCGGCAGGGACGAAGAGAAGCGGCCCGACACTGTGCCGTTCTCATCGCCTTTAAGCTGATGGAACAACGCATACACACGTCCGTTGATGTGTTTGTCAAGGATGTATGAACGAACGAACGTGTTGCGGTACTTCTGCAACTTGCGTCGGTGTCGCACAAGCTCACCCGCTGGATGGCCGATGCGCTCAAGCCATCCTTTGACGAATGACGGTCGACCATTCGCAGTCTTTGGATAGTCAACACCGGCAGCGTCAAACAGTTGCGCGAGATGCGTTGTGCTGATGTCCTTGT